GAAAGAAAAACGGCCGGGCGAGGTTGGTTCCTCGCCCGGCCGCGGAGAGTCACGGGCGGATGATGGGATGGGATCAGCTGGTGGCCTGGACGATCGCACCGGCGTACTCGGGGCCATGGTTGCTCAGGCCGAACCGACCGTGAGCGAGGAAGACCGTCTGGTTTTCGCGGGCCTTGAGCTCGCGGAGCGGGGTGACCGAGAGCTCCTTCCGCATGGCCAGCGCGGTCGTCATGCGGTAGGCACCGTAGACGGCGAGGACGTTGGCGGGCAGAGCGTCGGTCTTGAACACCGGCACTCCCCACACACTCATCGTCGGGGCACCACCGCCGACCATCGGCTGGACGAACCGCGTCCCCTCGAGGGCGAGGAGTTGGCCCCAGCCGGCGGCCGAGACGACCCAGGCGAAGTCACCCATCACCATGGGATCGATCGAGCCGATGACCGCGCCGACGTTGGCCGCGGAGATCGTCGAGCCGACAGCCACGGTTGCCTTCCGGCCAGCAGCGATGCCGGCGTAGAGCCCGGCGATCGAGTTGCCGGCATGGCCAGCCAGCCAGGTCTGGTCGTAAAACTTGGCGTAGGCGTTGCCGATGAACTGCGTGACGTAGCTGGCAACGTCGATGGGCGAATCGTCCAGCAGGTTGTTCGACACATCGACTTCGGCCTTCGCGTCGTAGACGGTCAGGCTGACCTTCGAAGTCGTCGGATCCTGGGGCGTCGGCGCGGTGGCCTCGGCCACGAAGTCGGCGGTGACGTTCCCGAGCTTCGGGACGTCGACCGTCCGGCTGTTGGTGTTGAGCGTGAGCGCGAGTTGCGCCCCGATCGACTGCCGGTTGATCACGTTGACGATCTCGTTGTAGAGATCGACCGGGGGATTGAGCTCGGGGCCGGCACCGGCGGAGCCGGTCTCGGTCAAGGCCCGGGCGTTCACCGTGCCATCACGGAGGCCCCGCAGGTACTGAGAGACGCGAAGGAGACGGGCCTCGTCGGAGTAGACCGTCCGGCCGAAGCTGGCCAGCTGCTGGGGTTTGGCCTGGTCGCCCTCGTCGGGTCCGCGGCGGTCGGCAGCGTTGCTGGCCGCGCGGGTCATCCGGGCGAGGCGCTCGTCGGTGGCGTTCTCCCGCTCGAGCTCCGCAGAGACGGCATCGGCGCGGGCCTCGAGCTCGCCGAGACGGCCGAGGTTGTCGGCCTGCTCCTGGTCACTCGCGGGGCTCGCGGATCGGAGAGCCTCGATGTCGGCGTGAATCTTCGAGGCTTCATCCTGGAGCCGGCGGCGGTTGCTGACGGGGTTCATCGGGAGTCTCCGGGGGGCGTGTGCGGTGTCGACGACCTACGCACGATCACGAAGATGCCGGTGCCGGTGAAGTTGCGAGTGGTAAGGTACAACCGCGTTACTTCTTGCAGCCGCAGGGACAGTCCTTCTCACATCGCATCTCGATCCGTCCGTCGGGTCGATAGATGCCGCCCCGGCACTTCCCCGCGCATGCACACTTTGCCGGTGCCGGGGGCGGCGTCGGGGCCACCTCCGGGGCGAGGCTCGCATAGGCCGCGGCGACGGCCGCGGCGGCGCGTGGCGGCTCGCGGTCGATCTCAGCCGGGTCGGCCGACAGGCTGGCGAGCATGGCGATGATCGAGCGGTAGAGGGTCACGCTGACTCCTTCCACGGTGCGGGGACGGCTGGCTGATTGTCAGGCTTGTCGGCGTATCCGTCCGGCCTGCCATCGGTGAGCGGGTAATAGCCCTTCTCCGTGGCAACATTCTCGTGGGGGGCCTGAATGCCGAGCGTGATCGGACCCATGACGAAGTAGGTCCAGTCGCGGCAGGCTGCCGCGGCTTCGGCCTCTGTGGCGAAAATGCCACTGATAGCCCACTGGTTCGTAGCGTCTTCAAGGTCCGACCGTTGGCCGGTGATCCAGAGATTCATCACCATCCCTCCCCGTGGTCAACCACACGATGCCCGTCAGCATCAACCGCCGGCGCGTGGACAAGCTGCCGCTGATCCGCCTGCGGCGGCGGCTCGGCGGCCATCGCGGCCCACAGCCCGAGCCGGGCGGCGATCCGGGCCAGCCGGCCGACAGCCTGGAGGACCGGCCGCTGGGGCGTCGGGTTGATCGGTGACGACGGTGAGGAGCCGAGCCACCAGCCGACGGCCAGGGCGACGAGGACGATGGAGACGAGCTTGCGGTCGATCAGCATGGCGGCCTCACGGGGCGAGGGAGTGAACGTCTGCGATCAGGCGGGCGGGTTGCGGGCGGGCGGCGGCGGGCTCGAGCCAAGCGCCGTTGTCGAGGTCGCGGGCCTTCCATCCGTTGACCCCGGCGATCACGAAGGAGTCACCCTGGGCGAGGATCGCTTCGATGTCTTTGCGGTCGGCCCAGAAGCATCCGTCTGGCATGTCGGCAGGCCAACGGCTCCCCTTCACCCAGGAAGGCCCCCACGAATTGGCGACCAGGGCACCGTCTCGGGGGCTTCCGTTGGCCTTGTACCGGATGCCGATGACCAACATGCAATGAGACCACTGCCCTCCCCTCGGGAGGAATCCATCGGCATCCCTGACGTTGGTCGCGGCAAAGCCGACGTTGGAACAGACAGGGACAGTCATCCCGTTTTCGATCGCCGCGGCGAGCGAGTCCCACGAGTCACAAAGCGCGACGCCTTGGGCCGTGTGCTTCATCGCTTCCTTCGCGAGGTCGGCGGGGACTCCGTGAGCGCCCCACTCCTTCGAGGTTCCGATGTCGTAGGTCGAGAGATCGACGGCCCCGTATTTCTGGCGGTAGAGGATGCCGCCCACACCGGCCTTTGTGCCGACGACCCAGCGAGCGGCGGCGGCCCCATAGGATCCGTCGGAGTAGCCCGCGAACGTGACCGGCGGAAGCCTGCCGGCCGTCCTGCTCCCACCGTAGATCGGCTCGGTCGCGACGAGTCTCGGCGGGTCGGACAACTCCCCCTCGGTCCAGTCCACCGCCTGGCCGATGTACGACCCCAAGGCCCAGCCGAACGACACACAGGAGCCGTGGTTGCCTTGATTCCACACCTCGAACGGCCGCCCGTAAACGGCCCGATGGGCGCGATCGGCGTGTCGGTAGAGGAACGTATCGCGGCCCTTGGCGTTGGCCATGACCTCCGGGGCCGCACCCTTGAAGTCGGGATGGTCGAGCTCGCGGAGGAACTCGCGAACCCCGTCAGGGTTGGGGGTGTACCCGAACCGGCTCTCGACACCAGCGGCGATGCGGTGCGTGGCCCGCTCGACGAGCGCGCCGATAACGGCCGCAAAGACGACGAAGCCGATCGCGGACCATGTCCAGACGGTACGTTGCCTCGCGGTCATCGGGTCGCCTCCGCCGCTGCGGCCGACACGGCCCGGTAAGCCTTCACCCACTTCGCCCTCGCGGCGGCATCGACCGGCCCGCCTTCGGTGCCGGCCTCGGCGTCAAGGAACCGCTTGATCTCGTCACGGACGGCCGGCTGCCGAGCCCCGAGCGACACGCCGCGGCACCGCAGCTCGCGGGCAGCCCGCCGCAGATCGTCGAACGCGGCCCCGGTCTTCAGCCGGGGCTCGGTCTGCTGTCCGTCCCACTCGATCTGCCCGGCCAGCTCCTCGAGCAGCGCCGCCGTCAGAGCGGCGTCGGTCGCGGCGTCGGGGCCGACGAACCGACCACGCAGATCGAGCCCGACCACCGGCGCGGGGCCGGGGCCGGGGGACGGCGTTCGCGATTCGCGAATGGCGAAAGCGACCATGCCCCCGGCGGCGAGGATCGCCAGGAGTGTGAGCGGGTGCGGGCCGGACGACATCGCCGGGCCTGCCGGCAGCGACGGGATCGGCGACAACGGTGGCAGCCCCGCCGGGGCGGCCGGGCGTGACCACAGAAGCCACGCCACCGCGAGACCGGCGAGGAGGAGGGCGGTCGTCATGCGGGCTTCTCCGCGGCGCGGGTCATCGTCAGGATCTGCTCGAGCGCCCCGCCGGCAGCGGCCAGGACGAGCGAGCGGACCGCGGGCCGGATCACCCACCAGACAGGCTTCGCGGCGAACGGGACGCAGGCATCGGCGACGGAGTCGAAAAGGGATCCCACGCAGGCGAGCGCCCAGGACCTTTTCGCGGGCCCGTCGAGGGTGGCGATCGTGTCGAGCCCGGTCACCGCCAGGCGGATGACCTCGACGACGAGCGACCCGAACTCAGCGACCGTGAGCCCGCCGGCGGCCTTGAGCCGCGCCGATGCGATGAAGGCGATGACGGCGGTCTGGAGTTGCTCGGGGGTCATCTCTTCCGTCTCCACAGGTCTCGGGCCGGAACCGCCACGCGGGCAGCTGCCCCGCAGGTGCATCGCAGATACTGGACCGCGGAATCCCCCGACCGCTTCGAGGTGCGGACTCTCATTCGTTCCCCGCATCGGCAACGGTGGTCAGATGCCACGGGCTTTCATCCTCGCGAGGGCGGTGGCCGCTCGGGCCCCGATCAGCGCGTCGAGCTTCTTCCGATCGGCGGCGGCCTTGCGGACCTTGTCGGCCTGGTCGTCGGCTTCGCGCTCGACGATCGCCCGGCGCTCGGCCTCGGTAAGGTTGGCGGCGGCAAACAGGTCACGCCGACGGAGGGCGACGGTCGACCGGGGGTAAGCCGGGCGGGTCACCACCGAAACGTCGTAGAGGCCAGAGACGCGGTGGATGGTGCGGGTGATGTTGCCACGCTCGTCGGTCGCCCACGATTCATGACGCGGATCGGCCTTGACCGTGAAGGCGAAGCTGCTGCCGGCGACGTATCCGCCCCGGATCAGCGTCAGGTACTCGTCGACGCGGGCCGACGGCTGGGGCGGGCGGCCTCGGTAGTCGAGCCCCTTGTCCCCTTCGACCAGGTCGAGGGTCTTGTTTCGCGTCCGGCCGAGGGGGAATGCCTCGTCGTGATTCCACGCGAGGACGACGTCGAGGGATCGGCTCTTGAGGACGTCGGTGAACGCCCCGGGCATGAACCGCTCCCGGAAGCCCATGTCCTCCGACCAGGAATCCCACGGGGGGGCCATGCCAGAGATCGTCGGCGGGCCGTCCTCGCGCTCTTCCACGCCGACCGGGGCGAGGTCGGCCACGAGGAACCGCGTCTCGATCTCGTCACCAGCCTCGTCGTGGGTGCGGTACTCGATGCTCATGTGGTCCCCCTTGCGCCGGCAACGATGGTCGAAGCGGACTCGGACAGGGTCGGGTAAGCCGCGGCGATGACGGCCTCGGCCGCAGGGGCGGCCAGAGTCCCCGCGGACACCGCAGCCAAGACGGCCAGGAGGCTGGAGACTTGGGCCTCGGAGAGCGAGGAGTCGGCCGCCTCACGGAGCGGAACGAAGCCGCTCTGGATGTAGGTCTCTTTCGCGGCGGGTTCGTCGAGCTCGGGGAAGTCCTCGAGGTCACGCATCTCCGCGGGCGTCATTGCGCCCCATTTCGCGAGGACGTCATAGAGGGCCCCGCGCGCGGCGCTGTCACCGCGGAGAAGGCCGCGGTTATCCACGCGGTACTTGCAGCCGGCGTACTGCGGGCCGCTCACGACCGGCGAAAGGATGGTGCGGTTCACCGCTCCTTCGAGACGCATCTCCCAGGGGGTCAGGCACCACACCTGGGCCGACAGATGCTCTTGCTCCGTCGTGGCGTATTTCATGGCCTCCCGGACTCCGACGAGGGAGCCGGGAACACCGTAGATCGTGGCGCATTCCGCGGTCACATCCCGCCGCAGTTGGCTGAACTCGGAGGCCTCGTTGCTGTTGCTCTCGATCGTCTTGAGTTGGGCTTTCTTCGGCAGGATCGCGGCCCCGCCGCGGTTCCTTGAGCCGCCGTAGATCTCCCGCCACTGGGCGCGGAAGGCGTCGATGGCCGGCTGGTTCAGGCCCTCCTCGGTCTCGATGACAACGTCGGGCCGGGCCCCGTTGCTCCAAAAAGCTCGGGCGGCGATGTCCAACTCTCTCGCCAGGGCAACGCTCGTGTTGCACAAGGTGGAGGGAACCAAGCCTCGAATCCCGTTGTCGCTGATCCATCGAACGTGCAGGATCTCGTCCTGGCTGAAGTTCACCCAGCCGGTCTGGCCCTGCGGCCCGGATCCGTTTGGGTACAGGTAGCGGTAACCGATCGAGCCGTCGGACATCCGCCGCGGGTCCATCCGGCTGGGGTGGAGGAGCTCGAGGGCGCTACAGAAGCCACCGTCTACACCGGGGACGATCCGGGAGTACCCGTTGCCCCACAAGGCCGTGTGATAGATCGTCGACTCGATCCATTCGTAGAGCGACTGGGTCGAGTTGGGCCGGTCGGTCAGAACGGAATAGCAGGGAAGGTCGACGGCCGCAGACTTCCGCCCGTCTGGCGTGGTGCGGATCACCCGCGGTGGCATCGACGCCACGGCCTGGCTGAGGAACCGGACGCACGACAGGATGGCCGTGGTGCGGACGGCAACCTCGGGCGTCACCGCGTCGGGCGAGATCCACGCCGACCAGGGCCCGGAGCCATCGGACAGGCCGCGCAGCTCCACCGCCGGGGGCGCTTGCTGCGGCCGTGACCGCGCGAACGGAATGAGGTCGAAGATTCCCATGCCGCCATCGGACAGGGGAGGCCCGTGGCGGTGAAGTTACAGGGGGTAGAGGGTGAACTCCCCGCCTTCAGGCTCGGCGTCAGTCGATGCCCCCGCAATCGCGTTGATCAGGGCGAAGATTGCGTCGACCTTCTCGGAACTCTTCGCCTTGTCGGGCCGGATGCTGCCGTTTGGGTCGGTCCAGATGCAGACGTTATTGGCACACCACGACATGATCGGGGAGCGGTATCGAAGCCGCTGCGTCTTCACCAGGTCTTCGAGCGTCTTCGATGGCCCGGTGAGGTAGCCGATCGTCTGCCGAACCTTGTGAACGTCGACCCCATCAGACTGGAGCTTCGTCGCGATCCAGTCCAAGTGCCACGGGTCGCCAAATACCCCGCGGCACTCGTGGCCCTCGAGGACTTCCTGGATGTCGGCGTAGATCCGCTCCTGGTCGATCCGGCTCCCCTCAGTCACGCGGAGCCAGCCGTCCCGGAGCCACGACGAGTAGGGGATGCCCTGCTTCTTCTCCCGCTCAACCATGCTCTCCTCGGGAACCCACGCCAGGAGCTCGGCGTCGAAGCTGCCGTCGGGGGAGCGGAAGAGGAAGACGGCCGCCGTCAGATCGTCGTGATCAGCCAAGTCGAGCCCGACCCAACACGGGCGGCCCTCGAGGGGCTCGACCGGATCGGCTTGGCAGCGGGTGAACTCGTCACCGTGGAACCAGCGGTTGTCCCGCTCGGTCCAGACGTTCAGCCCGTATCGGATGAACCGGCCCATCTTCACCGGGTTGGTCAATGCGTCCTGGTAGTCGGCCGCGAACTCGTCCTCTTGGAACGTCACACCCATAGACGGGTTGGCTTCACGCCATACGGCGGGATCCCCAAACCCGCGAGGGTCTTCGGGGTCGGCCGCGTAGATCACGCCGAGGAATGACGGGTTGCTCCTGGGGTCCACCGACACGAGCTCGGCATCGCTCCACCACTGGTAGCCCACGCTGTTCCGGTTGTCCCCCGCGGTGGAGATCGCGAGGATCAGGCCATTCGGCGTGGCGCGCGTGGCGTAGGTCAGGGCCGAGATCAGTTGATCGGACTTGTGGGCGTGGATCTCGTCGATGATCACGCTGCCGTTCAGTCCTTCGTTCCGGTAGGCGTCGGCCGACAAACACCGCAACACGTTCCCGTGATCGCGGTTCCTGATCAGGGACTTCGAGTCGATCACCTCGAGGAGCTTCGACAGCTGCGGGGACGCGCTGACGAACTTTGCCACCACGCGGTAGATCTCTCGGGCCTGGAGCCGGTCGACCGCGGCGAGGTAAACGTCGGAGATCGGGGCATGACCACAGAGGAGGTACTGGGCCACCGCCGCCATCAGGAAACTCTTCCCGTTTTTCTTCGGGACGAACACACACCCGCGGCGGTAGCGGAGCCGACCGTCCCGCTTCCAGCCAAACAGGGGGCGGATCACGCGCTCTCTCTGCCACTCGATTAGCCGCATGGGCTCGGCCGGTCCACCGTCTCGAGACGGGACGCGACAGAGCCTCTCGATGAACTGGCAAGGGCGATCGGCGGCGTCGATGTCGAAGTGGTAGCCCTCGACGAACTCCGGTCGGTCACGGTCGCTTGGGGACCGTGAGGAGACGGAGCGCGGCGTCGTCGGGAGTCTCTTCGACATCGGGGGCATCCTGCGGAATGCGGGCATCGGATGCAGCGGTCATACCGAAGTCGCGGGCCAGGGCAAGCCAGTCGCGCCGCGTGTCTCTCAGGATCTTGACCAGAGGGTTGGCGTAGGCCCCCTTCTCCGTCGTGGTCGTCCGCTCCTGGGTGGAGAGCTCGACGGCCATG